CATCATTTGAGGGTTGTTGATGGGGAGGGTTGATTATGAGCGTGAGGAATCGTTGGGGGAGCGCCCTGAATTTGTTTATGATGGTGCCTTTTCATCTGAAGAATACGATATTTTTTCGGACGAAGAGGAACTCGTTTGCGGGGTGGAAAACCCTGAGAGTTGCGAATCTTGCCAATGAGACCGCCGTCAGGGAAAGATTGGATACTTCTGTTGATAATGGGGGCGGTTGGCGCATCTACAGTGTATCTGGTGGGGGTGTTGTCCCGGACTATACAGTCGTGGTTCCAGTAGATGACAGAGAATTTGACTAACTGGAAACAGTTTCGTTTAAAACTTAACCTTGGGATGCTTGTCAGCATTATTGGTGTGGTGTCTGTTGTTGTGTGGCAGGGTTTGATGATCCGTTCTCAGATTGATGACAATTCGGATGCTGTTGATGAAATGGTTTATGCTATTGAGGATTTGGCTGGGGCTGTTTCTTTGGCTAACGAGTTGGATAATCGTACTACTATTTTGTTTGGTGAGATTGATAGTTTGCGTGACCAGTATCAAGATCAGGCTGATGTGTGGGTTGAGATTAGCACTCAGGCGGAACAGATTGATACTATTAGAACAGAAGCCCGAATTTTGAGACAAGACATTGAGTCTACTTGGAATCAGCAAAACGAGTTTCGTATGGAAGTTGTCGGTCAGGTTGGCGAGTTTGAATCTGCCCGTAATTCGTTAATTGATTTGCAATGGAAAGTCGATGATCTTGATAGGCGTGTCGCTGAACAGTTTGGTGTCGATTTAGGAAGCGATCATCAAGATTACGGTTGGCAGATAACAGATTTGGTTAGACAGGTTGCAGAACTGCAAGGTCGTATGAACTCTGCTAATGACATGGAATGGAAGGTTGACGATTTGGAACGGCAACTTAATGAGGTTAAAGATTCTGTTGGTTATTTGTTGATGGTTGTTGAACAGTCTTATTGGACTGTGAATTAAATGAAAGTTTGGATTGATCAGGACCTTTGTACAGGAGATGGTTTATGTGAAGAGATATGTCCTTCCATTTTTTATGGACATAAGGATGGGCTTTTTTATGTTAAGGAAGCAGGTTCTGAGACACCTAAAGAACCTACACATGAGATGACTGACGCTGTTCAAGTGCCTGATGATCTGGTAGAGCCTGTTATTGAGGCTGCTGAGGAATGCCCCGGAGAGTGCATTTTTGTGGAGGTAAATTGAATAAGACAGTTAAATTAATTACGGCGATAACAGGTTTGTTGGTGGCTATTGGTACTCTTGTGGGTGCTATTACTGTGACGTTGGGAAAAGATAAGAAGGATGGCGGAAGTTATTCGTACACTACGATAATCTTGGATTCACCAGAAAAATATGAAGAATTTTTGATGAACCATCCGGGGTGAAATATGAATTGTTGGCATTGTAACACTGAGTTGATTTGGGGCGCAGATCACGACCTTGTAGATGATGATTCTTTTTCGATGGTGACTAATTTGAGTTGTCCGCAATGCAGCGCTTTTGTTGAAGTTTATGTTTGATGTTTATTGAAGAGTACACTACAGATTTTTTGAACGTTTCTGATGTTATTAAAAACGCTGAGAGTAGAGAGTGGCAGCCTGCTTTAGTTGGCGGTAACGAAGGTTTTAATGTTAATAAAGATTTCCGAGATTCTTTTATTCAAAAATATGATGTGAGTAGTTTGTTTCCTATTCATGTGCCGGTGTTGAATTATGCTAATGCTTGTTTGGAGAAGTATTTGGAAAAGTATCCTGATGCCTGTAAGTTCCCTCCTTTCGATTTGGAAGAAACGTACAACATTTTGAAGTATCACACAGGTCAGGCTTATCATGCTACTCATGCCGATTATTTCCCTGAAGGATATTTAAGTAGGAGACATTTGACTGGGGTTTGTTTTTTGTCTAATGTCTCTGAAGGAGGCGAGTTAGTTTTTCCTGAGCATGGTTTAGAGGTTAAACCGGAAGTGGGGAAGTTGGTTATCTTTCCTTCTGGTTGGACTCATTCTCATCATACGATGCCGGTGAAATCAGATGAGACACGTTACGTGTTTCAGTTATGGTGGAGTTTCGATGTCTCGACTAACTGAATTACAACAAGAGGCTGAATGGAGACGTTGTGAAAGAGATGAGTCTTATTTCCTACATAAGTATTGGCATATTGCTCATCCTGCTCACGGGCGTATCCTTTTTGATTTACGACGCGCACAATCAACCGCATTACAACACTGGTCCACGCATCGTTACAGTCTCACATTAAAAGCACGTCAGATAGGTTGGACTACTCTGGTTGCTGCTCACCAGTTTTGGTTAGCGTATTTTTATCCTGATCAGAACATTATTGACCTTTCGCGTACTGAACGTGAATCTGTGTTGTTGTTAAGAAAATCAAAGTATGGTTTTTCTCATTTACCTGAATGGATGGTGGAACGTGGTCCTAAATCGCTTGTCGAGCATCAGCAAAAAATGGGGTTTGATAACGGGTCGCAAATTACTTCAATGCCTTCAGCATCCGATCCTGCTAGAGGTGAGTCGGCTACGCTGGTTGTGGTTGACGAATGGGCGTTCCTTCCAAACCCTGAAGAAGCGTGGGCTTCTATAGAACCTGTCGCTGACGTTGGCGGTAGGATCATTGGTTTGTCCACTGCTAATGGTTCCGGTAATTTTTTTCACGAATTGTGGGTTGGGGCTGAGACTGGTAACAACAAATTTGAACCAATGTTTTTTCCTTGGTCTGCTACGGAGGACAGAGATGACACTTGGTATGAATCTAAAAAAGAATCTATGCTTGCATGGCAGTTGGCTCAGGAGTATCCTTCTTCTCCAGAAGAGGCTTTCATTAAGTCAGGTAATCCTGTTTTTGATTTGGATGTTTTAGAAAGAATGATGGGGGATGTTGAAGAAGGTCAAGGAGGCTATTTGTGGAATCCTTATCCGAGAGTAGTGGAGTTTAGAAAAGATGCTCACAGTTTGGCGTGAACCGGACGCTAGTAAAATTTATTGTATCGGGGTTGATACTGCTGAAGGTTTAGTTCACGGCGACTATTCTTGCGTTCAAGTTTTGGAAGTGCGTACTGGTGAACAAGCAGCAATTTGGCATGGTCACATTCCTCCTGACACGTTGGCTAATGAAGTTTACAATCTGGCTTTGTGGTATAAGGATGCTTTAACTTGCGTCGAGTCGAATAACCACGGGTTAACAACGTTGGTTCAGTTACGTCATTTAGGTCATCCTAATCTTTTCCGTAAAAGAAGTTTGAATCAGTCAACCACTAAGGTTTCTCAAGAGTTTGGTTGGAAAACTACTCGCACTACTAAACCTTTGTTGATTGACGATTTGGGTATGGCTTTACGTTCTGAGGAGTTAATCATTCACGACAGGTACACTTTAGCGGAATTACGCACTTATATTCGCACCAGTCGGGGTTCTATGGCAGGAAGTCCTCACGATGACCGTGTTATGGCTTTAGCGTTGGCTAATCAGATGCGTCAATACGCGTTTATGCCTGAATTTACAAAGAAAGTGGACGATTATTGGACTGTGGATTGGTTCTCTAGGCTGGTTAAACCTGAAGAAACTGACGATATGCACATCGGAAAACACAGTATGCGTGGGACACTGTAACCATAGTATTTAGGAGACTATAGGAACCTAGGAGGTTTCAATTATGGCAAGATTTGTTTCGCATACCAGCGCCAGTCAAAATGTTGACGGTTCTGGCACATCAGGCGGCAACAACAAAATGGAACGCGGCGGTTCCGTAGTAGCAAATCCGATATGGGAGCCGGGTGGCGCTCAGGATTTTGCTCAAAGATTCGATAACCCAGAATACGCTCACATGACGGGCGGATACGGTGAAACTTCAGTTCGTGAAACACCATTCAATCAGCATGGTCAAACCGGAAAAGTTGAACCTAATGTAGATCCGCAGCCTCGTCTTGAAGGTTGGAATGCAGAAGGCTTCGGTCCTCGCCCCTAATGGCTGTCCTCCCTCGCGAGGCGACATACGAAGAATTTGTTTCGTATGTTCAGGACTTTCGAGGTCCAGTCTCAAATGCAGAACTGGATGAGTTATGGGAACGTCGTCAAAAACTTCTTGGACTCAAATTCGTAACTGGAGCGGTCTCCCGCTCACGGTTACCGCTAGACGAGCAGCATTTGACTTTGAACGAAAGAGAAAAAAAACTTATCGCCGAAGCCAAAGCGCAAGGGCGTAACATCGAGAAAGTTTAATGGCTAAAAAAACTAGAACAGAGCAATTTGAGATTGCTAAACGGCGACTAGAAGCGTCTGCTCGTTGGCGTGACGAAATGGGTTATGACTCTCTTTGGCAACGGATGATTGATTTGTATCGTGGTAAACAATTTCCACGTACAACTGTAACCAGAGAAGATCTGATAGTGGTTAATCTTGCCTTTTCCACTATTAATGTTATCGCTCCTTCTGTTTCAGTTAATCATCCTAAAATAGTTGTTTCTGCTACTGAGCAGGAGAATGCTGACAGGGCTGCTTTTGTTGAAGCGGTTGTTAATTATTTGTGGCGACATCACGATTTCCGTAAACCATTCAGACGTGCAGTTAAAGACTTTTTAATTAACGGTCATGGATGGTTAAAAGTTGGTTGGAAGT